CGTCTGGCCGACGTTGTTCGGCACGGCCAGGGACGCCAGCTTTCCGTAATTCACCTTCTTGGTCTCATTCAGGAACACCTCGGCATACAGGCGGAACCAGGTCTGGTAGTGCTTGTCGATGGACTGGCCCCCGATAAACAGCTCGATGGACGAAAAGGCCCGCTCGGCCACCCAGCACATATCGTAACCGGAATTGTCCGTTGTCAGTTGGGCCGCTGATGTGGGCGTGGGCGTCAGGGCCACGAACATGTCGCCGACCAGGTCGCCCGACCGGGCCAGGGTCACGGACACCAGGCTGCCCGGACCCTGAGCGCCCGACACGGTCTGCTGGGACGTTTCCATTGCAAAATTGGTATGACGTTTGTAGACCGACTGAAAGAAGGTCACCTTGGGTTGGCCCGTCAGGTACACGTCTTGCGCGCCATAAGCGACTAATTGCATCAAAGCGCCTCCGGGCATTTTAATATAGGGTGCGAAAAAGTTCCGGCCCAAAAATATCCGAACCTAGTACAATGTCTCGCCCCGCCCCTAAGACTGTGCCCGAGGAGGAGCCCGATGAGGAGTTCGAGGATGACGGCGAGGACCTGGACGACATGATGGAGGACGGCCCGGATATCTTCGAGGCTCTGGGGAGCCTGCTCGCGACCGAGGACGGTGAGACGATCGCCACGACCCTCGTCAGCCTGAAGGATGCGACCGAGAAGATCGCTCTGGGTTTCGAGATGCAGAACAAAATTCTGGTGAAAATTCTGTCCGAGATGAAGAACCTGAAATGCGGGTGCGCCCCAGCACTCGCCCCCGCCCCAAGCGCTTAAAAAAGTATAGCGCCATCTTAGCAATGGCAACCAAAGGAGTCCACACAAAGGAAAAGCAGGATGTGAGTGCTTACCAAAAACAAATCAGCTCGTGGACTCTGGAGGACCTGGAAAACCGCCTCCTTGCGTGTGAACGCAATTTGCATCTTGATATCCAAGGAAGTGGAACGGACGGACGTTTTGAGATTTACAAGACACTGGCCCGCAAGTGGCTCCCGGCCAGCCCGGACCGGGACCTGAACGGCCTACCGATTAATATCGATCGAGAGGATCTCGACCGCATGATTGTGAACCAGCGAGTCGCTGTAAACGTCGCGGGCTACATGCTGGCCCGGGCCGAGGTCCTCGAGTCCCTGAAACACGAGACGACCGACATCAACGGTCACGTCATGTCTCTCGAGCGTCGGATCCGGCGCTACAAGAAGGTCTACAAGCAGGTCGTCGAGAAGTTCATTACGAATGACACCGAGTACAAGCTCTTCAACCGCCCCCTCGAGGAGAATGGAGAGGTCGATTTTGACATCGAAAAGGATGCGAGTGCGTACCAGAAGCTCCTGGTCCACCTTTTGTCCCAGGCGTATCGCCAGGGGTTTCGTCGGTACCGGGACCAGTGCTGCAAGGAGATTCTGTCGGGTCCGTTTTCGACCCGGGCCTGGCGGACCGTGAAGGAAATCAAGGAGTTCGTCTACGATGAGACCCAAAAGGAGGACAACCCCGAGATGTGGATGAATCTGACGAATCGGGGAAACATGGCCTCGGACGTCGTGAAGCACCTGTCGAACTGCAAAGATATTCAGTTTCCCGAGATCAAGAAGGATCGGCACGTCTGGTCTTTTCGGAACGGTCTCTTGGATGCGCGGCCTACCGAGCAGCGTCAATTTTCATTTTACAAATATGACACTCGAGATTATGCCGACCTTGATCCGTCCCTGGTGAGTTGCAAGTATTTCGATCAGGAATTCGAGCCGTACGAGGACGTGGTGGATTGGTACGACATTCCGACGCCCAATATGCAGAAGGTCCTGGATTATCAGCGGTTCGAGGAGGCCGTGTCCCGGTGGATCTATGTTTTCATGGGCCGTCTGTGTTTCGACGTGAACGAGCTGGACGGGTGGCAGGTGATCCCCTTCCTCAAGGGCATCGCCCAGTCGGGTAAATCAACCCTGATTACCAAGGTCGCCCGCAAGTTTTACGAGTGCGAGGACGTTTCGACCCTCTCGAATAACATCGAGAAGAAGTTCGGCCTTCAGAGTATTTACCGGGGCTTCATGTTCATCAGTCCCGAGATCAAGGGCGATCTCCAGCTCGAGCAGGCCGAGTTCCAGTCGCTCGTGTCGGGTGAGGATGTTAGCATCGCTCGAAAGAATGAGACGGCCCTGAGTATGCAGTGGAAGACGCCCGGAATTTTGGGCGGAAATGAGATTCCGAACTGGAAGGACAACTCGGGGTCTATCCTGCGCCGTTTGGCGACTGTGAATTTTGGTCGTCAAATCGCTCCTGAGGTTTCGGATCCGCACCTCGAGGACAAGCTCGAGGTCGAGCTGCCCGCGATCCTTTGCAAATGTCTACGGGCCTACCTTGAGTACTCGAAGAAGTACGCCGACAAGGACATCTGGAATATCCTGCCAAAGTACTTCAAGCAGGTCCAGAGCCAGGTCGCGACCGTCACGAACTCGCTTCAGCACTTCCTGTGCTCCGAGAAGTTCAAGTTCGGCCCGGATCTATGCGTACCCCAGAAGGTGTTCGTGGCCCAGTTCAATCAGCACTGCCGCGAGAACAACCTGCCCCAGTGCCGGTTCAATCAGGACTTTTACGCCGGACCATTCAGTTCGCGCGAACTTGAGGTCCGGGTCGAGTCGCGCATTTACCAGGGACAGGCGTACTCAACGCAACCATTCATTTACGGCCTGGACTTCAAGAATGATGAAAATTAAAATGTGACCCAAGATTAGACATGTCACCGCGATCCGCGGCCGCGCGAAAAATTCAGGACCTTTTTCGCCGAAAGCGCGTGTTTCCAAACAAACCAATCAATGGGACCGTTATTAAAGTGTCCCGTCCCAAGATTACGGCCCAGATCGTAAACTTCAAGACGACCGTGGACCTCGGGGCCGTATTGGATCGGGCCCCGAAGGGTTTCACAGAGATTATGGGCTACGCTCGGACCTTCCGCAAGCCGGCCGTGCGTTACGTGACGGGCACAGGGTGGGTCGGTGAGGCCGAGGGTATCACCAAGGTGGTGGCCAAAAAAGGGAAGCAGACCGTTTCGCTCACGAGCGACACGGTCGAGGTTCTTGGGGCCGGGAACTTCGAGGCGGCCCTTTTGGCGATCGTGAAGAACGACTGGGCCCCGCGCTCTCTTCTACGGGCCACTCCGACCTACAAAAAGATCGACGGACAATTCAATGTGAATAAAGACTTTTCGCTCGGAGATCTGGTCGACGAACTCAAGGGGCTTCCGGCCGCACTGGGCCCGGTCGTGAAACCATGGGAGCCGGAGCTCTTCCCGGCCGTCGTCCTCAAACTGACAAAGCTCGGATGGACCTATCAGTTTTTCAAGAACGGGACGGTACTGTTCTCGGGTGTCAAGGACCCAAAGGATCTGGATTTAGTTCCGGAATTGTTTAAGAAATTCTTTACCGAGTTTGGATTATCGACACTGGCGTTCGGTAGTGGAAGCGTCCGAATCGGTCTCCCGAACAAGGGCCGGGCGAACAAGAGTGCCAAGTTGGCCGAGCGGTACAATCTCGCGGGCACGTGGAACGCGCTAAAGGCGCCCCCTAGGGGCTTTTATATCCGACCCGGTACGAATGGCAAGCCCCGTTTTTATCCGTGGCTCCGTATCGAGAAGAAGGCCTATAACGTCGGTGAGGGTATGCCCCATGTGAACGTCCGGTACTATCCCATGAACCTCAAGGCCGTCGCGCCAAAGGTCGTCAAGGCCTACAGGAATGCGGGCCGGCCCATCCCCCAATCGACCATCAATGCATTCAAGGAGGGCGGGGCTCCCCTAAATGTGAATGGAAACGCACGCCAAGGGGGCGCGAAGCTCGGTGAGCGTCGGGCGCCTTCGTGGAACGCCACCAAGCCGGGCTTTTATGTACGTCCAGGTCCGGGTCAGCAGCCGTACTGGTTCAAGATCCCCAAGGGCCTGGCCTCGGGCCGCAAGACGGTCATTGACACGTACACCAAGGCCGGTCGGAACATCCCCCGGGCCGTCCGCAACATATTCAAGATTGGAAATAACGTCGTGACGGCCGGTGAGGCCCGCGAGCACCGTGTAATCATGGGACTGAATGGGATCCTTCGCATCAACGACCGCCAGGCGACCCGACTCACGAAGAAGGAACTCCTGGCGATCGCCCGAAACATGGGAGTCGCCGAGGTGAACGCCAAGATGGCGCCGTCCACGATCATCCGTTGGATCCAGAGTCGGGCCGGGGTCGGGGCCAAGCCGAACCGGACCTATGATGTGCTGGTCAATGGCATCTTCTACAAGTTTGGGAACAATGGCCGCGTGACCCGGACCACGAACAAGGGTATCCAGACCCAGAGAGCCTGGGCGACCATTCCGGTCGCCGAGCAAAACAAAATCGCCAAGGCTCTTCTTCCGGCCAATCTTCACGCCGAGTGGAACACGGTCGCCAAGGCCAATCGCTTCAACACGCTCCGGGCCATGGCCGCGGCCAAGAAACCCGTCACGGTCCCGAACTCGCACCCCTTGTCCCCGGGGCCCAAGGCCAAGACGCCGAGTCCATCCTCGGCCGGTTCGAACCTCAACAATTTTGGAAAGGAATTGGAGCTGGGTCTGCGGCTCCAGGCCAATCTGGGAAACAATTATCAGAATGGGAATGAGGCGGCCTTTATGAAGATCTACGGCAAGTTGCCGGTCGGCAAACGTGGCAAGGTCCTGAAGGCCAATGAGAATCGGGCCTACAAAAAGTTCGTCAAGGAGACCGTGGCCCTGCGCGTCAACGTCGCGCCGCGCGCCAGATTCATGGCTCGAATTCAGGTTCCAAATTGGATGCCCGCGAACAAGGTCCAGGCCTACAAGAATCTGGTGACGACCCTGGCCTTCCAGAAGCCCAAGCCGGCCCAAAAGAATCTCAAGGCCGCGGTCAAGAACTGGATCGCCAAGACGGTTCCTCAGAGCCCACCCCGGGCCGCCAAGGTGATCGAAAATATGGTGACGGGTGAGATAAAGCATATCCCGGCCTACATCCCCAAGCCCCGTTCGTCCCCGGTTTTACCCAAGCGGTCCCCGCCACCCAAAAAGGAGCCCAAAAAGCCCAAGAACAACAAGCTCAAGAAAGAATACGCGTTGCCGGCCAACAAAACGGGTCTTCAGAATTTAAACAATGCACTGACTAACATGGGTTTGCCGACCGGGCCCAAGAATACGTACACGTGGGCCGGGTTGGTAAAGGCCGGTCTGAATGCCAAGTTCCGTAATGTGTGGCTCACGAAGGTGGCCCGGAACTAGATGCACTTGAGGACATCGAAAATCTTATGGAGGATATTGAAGAGCTCGTCGCGTGATCGGACTGCGGCCGGATCGACAATCTCGAGCTCGATTTGGTACGTCATGTCGTCATCACAATCCTGGTCGTCAGGGGTGCCCTTGATGACGCTCATGTCGATCGAAAGATTCTTGCGAACAAAAGACCAACGCTCCTTGGTCTTTTGCTCGGTACTCGTCTCTTCGCCGTCGTACTCGAACGGCCGCTCGGTCGAGATTCCCAGACGCACGTCCAGGGGCGCCTGATCCAGTGCGACGTCGTCAACCTTGAGGCGCGTCTTCACGTGGCCGACCTGCTCGTCGGTCTCCTCGTCGACCGTGAGGCGCTTGTTTCCAGGGAAGTAATACACGGTCGCGACACTGTGCTTCGTCGACTCCCACCCCTGGTACTTCCCGAGGGCCCGAATGACCCGCTCGAAGACCTCGCGGCCTACGTTCGTGTCGAAGCCCGAACGGGCCGGCCGGCCGAACCGGATCTCGATCTCGGTCTCGGGACGATCCTTGTACTCGTTGATAATCGGCTCCCACTTGGCAAAGAGCGCGTCCATTTGGTTTAGAGAAGAAGAGTGCCTCTCTTTTAAGAGAATGCGGGGTCTGTGGAACCTCGGCAACACCTGTTATTTCAATACTGCAGTTCAGGCGTTGGCCCACGTCCCGCCGCTCACAAAACACCTTTTTTCGGTCGACCTCGACCAGTGCCCGTGTGAGATCACCAAAGAGTACCAAAAGGTCGTTCGCCAACTCTTCATAAAGGATCGGTCGGACCCCGTGAGCCCGAGTGATCTCCTTGGGGCCTTTCGGGTCCGCTTCCCTCGGTTCACAAGCGGCCAACACGATTCACAGGAGGTCGTTCTGATTCTCATCGACGTGTTCGAGACGGCCCTCGGCCGCGAATTCGTGACTGAAATTTTCAACGGTGAAGACGCCCAAGAGACGCTGTGGGATGGGGGCATGTCGATCGTCCGAAACCCCTTTACGGCCCTGATCTTGGACGTGACCGAGCCGTGTCGCCTCAAGGATCTGATGGAGGATCGGGCCGAACCAATTCCGATCGAAAATTACGTGGATTCGGATGGCCGGACCCACGAGGCGGCCGCGGTCCGTAGGGTCGTGGTTCGGTGGCCCAAGGTGATATGCTTTTCGTTCTCGATGTATGACTATAAATTTCCGATCGAAATTCCATTCGAGTTTGAAAACAAGAAACTTTTCGCATGTATCGTCCATCTCGGGGTCCAAAACGGGGGTCACTATGCGCTCCTGGTCCGACGCTACGATAAATGGTACATCAAGGACGACGAGCAGGTCCGTGAGGTCCCGAATGTCGAGAATTTAAGGGGCGAATTCTACATGGCCTTTTACCGTCCGTGAAACTCTTGGAGCTGGATATTCTCCCGAAGGTTTACGATCGTCCGGAAATAGGTCCGTCGATTGTTCGCATGGGTCTTGTCCGTCCGGACCTTCTCGATGAACCACCCGAGGTCCCCGTATCCACACTCGATGATCGTCCCATCCGGCAGGTCCGAAGGGCGATGCAACTCGGACTCCTTGTAAGGTATGCCCCGGTCCTGAACGAAAAGTTCTTTGCTATTTCGCAACTCAAAATCGATGGTGATGCGCTCACGGGGCTTCCACTTGAACATGGTCTCGTGGGTCCCCATCCGGATTGGCTCGGCCACGGGTGTGAAGACCAATCCGTCCGTCTCATAGTCGAACGAATTTAGATCCGGAAATGTCACAAAGTCTTTGAGGTCGGTCATGGTCTTGACCCGGACTTCAAAAGGGGCCGTGGCGGTCTTGATAATCGCCTTTACGACGGCCCGGGCCTTGTCGAGCCGTTGGTCGAGTGGCGCCCCGGTCAGATCCTCACCCTTGACCATAACAGCATCGTGGACCACAAAGGCCCGTTTTCCATTTTTCAAATTGACGAGTTCGCCATCGAGCAGAGTGTCCTTGGAAATCCGGATCTTCACGGCCTCGATATGAAAGGCCCGATCCACAATAAACACACCCTTATCGATACTCAGAAGGAAATGGCGTACGCCATCCGTCTTTTCGCATACGAAATAGGGCTGTCGGGACAGCAAGGGAAAGTGCCTCCGCTCGATGGAGACTGGTTGGGGACCCGGAAAACGCTCCGAATCGGCCGTCTTCCAGGCGGTCCGGACAAAGTCCAGGACCTCTTTCATTTTGGTTGTAAATTCAGGGGCTCAAGTCTCTAAGGGGCCAAATTGACACCCGAGGCCTCGAGGATATTTCCAAAACATTCATGGACGTAATGGCACACAACGATTGCCTCGGACGCGACACCAATTTTGATACCGATCCGACTCAGAGTCGCGAACATCTCCTCGTTATTGTCGAGCGGGAGCTTGATTGGGTCCCGGCCGCCCCGGATCTTCTTGTCGACCGGCTTGGCATCCATGACCCATACGCGCGCGGCCGTCTTGGTGCACTCGTACAGACCCGGAGCGAGCTTGCGACCCACCTCGGTGTCGAAATGGAGCCCGCGCTGACTGGCCGGCTCGGTCGTCCCGGCCTTGGTCTTGCGCTCGAACAGGCCCCAATCGATACCCTCACGGACCGAGGGGAACACGAGGACCTGCACGCCCTTGTCGAATGGGTCCAGGACCTTGTGGAGCATCTCGTTATTCAGATTCGTACCGTAGTCCATCCAGAAGATGCGCTCGCCCGTCTTGAGAAGCTTTGGTAGACTCGACTTGTCCTCGACGAAATGAATCTCGAGATGGTACCCACGCATCATACATAGGCCGTGAATATTCATCATCGTGTGTAGGGTCGTCGCACTGATCGACCGGTTTCGGGTCACCGCGACGAGATGAAGTACGGGCATTATAGACAAAATGTGGTAAAGTTTTATCTGGGTCTAAATGTTCCGGGTCTTCAAAAGACCTCGGCTCGGATCAACAATGTTAGCCTGGGCGACCTTCTTGAAATAATTGTTCCCGCCCCGTTGGACCGTTCTCATTCCACGGATGGTCGCCTCTAAAACGTTCGTGGAGATTTCACTCAAGTTGTGTACGTTCTGACGGCACGTACCGATGACATAGACGCCGGGTGGTCCGTTCTTTATTATGTTAGAGACCTTCCAGGTCTCTTTACGTTTATCGTATCTTTCGCGGTTCGGGAGTCCGACGGTCCGATTCGAGAGCATACCGGGAATGTTCCACAGAATTCTGTTTTTGTTTCTATTGAAATCAAACGGGGTCTGCGAACTGAACCCCGGGCGCAGTGGAAGTTTGAAAATGTGCCCGAACGACGGTCCATATGAACGCGGACGATTGAATTTAACATTAGTATTAGAGTTTCTGTTAAAATTATTAATTGGCCCGTATTTCGTGAGGTGAATCATCTGATCGTATACCTCCTCACCTGGTAAGAACAGACGGGTGTTGTGCCCCGCATAATAGAGTCCCGTGACTTTACCGCTCCCCTGAATAAACGCGGTCACACGGCCGTTATTTCTAAGCAGTTTCTGTTCTATGTTGGCCATTGCGGTATTTCCCAGTTGTTCACCAGACTTTGCCACGTACAGAAGCGCTTTATCTTTGGGAATTCTGAACTTACCGGTGTTTCTGAAACAAAATCCGTGACCTATGACGTAGTACCCGCCGAACTTTTTATAGAGCTCGAGGCCGCCTTTCACGCGGGCCGAGTTCACAAAGGCTGACAGATTATTCTTGGACCTCAAGTTTACTTTTGTCTTGCCCTGCTTCAGCCGCTCGAGCAAATTTTCGTTCGAGGCTAGCTGACGTTTCACCCAGGGTGTGAAGTTTGACCCGACAATTGAAGTCGGCTTTATACCTATACCGCGATTTCCCGACGCTGGATCGCTGGCGGCGGCCACGCGCACTCCGCGATTCTCGGGGGTTTGTTTCTGGCGAGTCGTGACGCGCATACCACGATTCATGTTTAGTAATTTCAAATATTATTTTTGATTCGGTCCTCCAGATTACCCATAAATCGGATGTTCCCCACGTGACCCAGGACCGTCATAACGTCCGCGTAAATCTTGCCGTCCATCTGCTGCCAGCGCCGACAGAACGCGTAGTCCTCGGACAGGTACCGCCTGGACGTCGGATCGATCATACAATCGAATACGGCGTAGTACTGGTCCAGGTCGCGGTTCTGGTGGTCGTTATTACACAGGAGCTCAGGGTACCGCTCGTGCATCTTTGTGAATACTTCGCGCCTGATGAGCATGAAGCCGGTCGGGCCGTCGAGGACCTCGGCAAAGCCATCCTTGATCGGCGTGTTGGCCCATCGGAAGTTCATGACGAGGGACGACGCGACCCGGGCCAGATCCTTTCCGGTTTGGCCAGCCTTGACGTGTGCGTCGACCGCGTCCCACATCACGCACTTCTTCGGGTAGGCCGCGACCGACACATCATGGCCCGAACGAATGAGGCGGATAACAGATTCGGGGTCGAAGTGAATGTCCGCGTCAATAAACAGAAAATGGGTCGCTTGGGTCTTCTGGTAAAAGCGCGCGACTGCGAGGTTACGCGCGCGGTGCACGAGTGATTCATTCTCGGTCGTATCGAGCATCATCTGAATTCCATTCGCGGCACATGTACGCTGGAGACGAAGCATGGACTCGGCATAGGCCTGGAGACAAACACCGCCGTAACAGGGCGTGCTTACGAATAGTACGATCGGGGTCGACATTACAACATAATATCACGAGTTCCTTAAGTCTTCATTTGGGCCTTTACGATTCCCTCAATCTTCCCGAGCGTCGGCACGGACACGTCACATATCCGACAAATCTCAGCCTTGTTCGGACTGAAGCCCGCGTCGCTCAAAACTATGTACATGACGGTGCACGCGACGGCCTTTGGCGTCCGGCCCATGAGCTCTACACAATCTTCGAGCTGTTTGCAGACATTCACGATGCGGGCCTTGGTTTTGCCCCGGACCGCATCGGGTACGCACGTGACCGAATTGAAAAAGCGCGCGACGAGATCTGCGGGCGTCGTGATGTGTACCTTCGTCTCCGGGACTTGCTCCTGATACATATCGAATGTCCGAGAAAGATCGCGACCCGGAATTCCAAACGCGGCCGCGATCTCCTGGGTCGTGCGCGCGACCCCAAACTCACGACAGGCCTGGAAGATGCAGTTCGCCTTGATACCATTCCGAACGGCCCCGCGAGTCAGAACGGCCTCGTTGAATGCCCGGTACTTGATCTTGGCCTGATACATCACCGCATCGGGCAGGCCCAGAACGATCTTCCCGACCTTGTCAAGATCCTCATAAGCGTGAAACAGTGCCCGGTCTCTGTGATTCATCATCGAATGGAAATTTATCCGGGCCAGACGCTTTTGGGAATACGCGGCCGAGCGGGCAACGTTCATAATAGTCCCCTGACCCCAGGCGGCCGAAAAGTGGTCCGTGTTTACCGGGGCGCCCACGCGCGACTTGTCGACGGTCGCTCCAGAATCGTCGGGCCCACCGCGCCATTCGGGCTCGTCAGATACAAAATACGAGTCGACCGCCCCACACTCCGTACAGACCGGCAGGTCGTCATCGACCCCAAAAGATTTCAGGCCGCCACAGGCCTCGCAGTAGAAGTCGAGATCCGACCGGGAGCTCGTACAACCCTCTTCGGACGAACACCTAAGAGAATCGAGTATACTCCAGCTCTGTTCGATTTCCATTGAAAATTAGTTCAGGGTGCGCCCCCCTGGCCCACAGAAAACCTGTTTTTTTAGTAATGAGCTCCCCGGCCGCGCCTCCAGTGGTTGATCAGCTGAAGCGTGCGACGATTCAGGACATCAAGACCAAGTCGATCTTTAGCATTTTCAACATCGTGGCGGTCGTGGCGATCCTTGTGATTGGCTATTTCCTGTACAAGAAGTTCACCGAGAAGTTCCGCAACGGTGCGATCCGTGTGGAGAACCCCGAGCCCCAGCCGGTCGTGGAGGCCGTGGCCGCGCCGGTCGTGGTCCAAGAGGAGGAGGAGGTCCCGGATTCCAAGGAGGACTAGGACCAGACCGAATCCACCACCTGCCAATCCAGACACTTTGCGGCATCCATGTAAACGTCACGCTTCAGTAGCTTCTTCAGGTCCCGCTCAGGGATCCGCGTTTCGCGAATATAAATATCCTTAAATCGCTGCATAAATTGTTCGAGATTTTCCATCTGGTCCTTGAAATCCTCGAACTTTCCCCAAGTCCCGTCCATATTCAGTTGGTGAATCATCACATATGAATTCTCGGTCATGTGACGGCTCCGACCCCCCAGAAGTAGGAACGTGGCGGCCGAGGCGCACACCCCATCCGCGATCGTCCGAACCTTGCATCGACGAATTGAGCGCAGGCAATCCATACCGCTCAGGCCCGCATGAAGATCCCCACCGTCCGATCGGATCCAGACCCGAATCTCGGGCCTCGACTTGATCCCTAGATCCAGGTACTTGTGGCACAGTTCGAGCTCGAGCTTCTTGATCTTCATATTTAGTTCCAAAATTGTGGTCTCACATACATCACAATGGAAATACACGTCCGACCCCTGGACCTTGACGAAGGACTCGTCGATTTCGGCCGCGTGACAAGGACACTCGGTCGCCATGTTTGACCAGGGCGCCGACCCTCTAAGCCAAAATTCGTGTTGGGGCCGAGCCAGGGTTTGGCCGGGCCTCTTCAATTTCAATGGCCTCAAACCTCCTCAAGTCGATCGCTGACGCGACCCTCGAGTACCAGCGGTCCAAGTCTACATGGGCCAGTGGGCTCTTCGCGGCCATGGACGAACTCAAGCCGGACTACTCGGGCAAGGTCGGTGAGCGGTTCCTGGCCGGAGTTTGCAAGGCTCTTAACATCGACCATGTGTTTATGGACGATGATAAGAACTCAAAGGACGGCACTTATGATATCGTGATACTCGGAAAGAAGATCGAGGTTAAGACGGCCCGGCTCGGCGTCCAGGGTGGTTTCCAGCATGAGAATCTCCGGGACGCCGGGTGCGAGTTCCACGTATTCGTAGACGTCAAGCCCGCTGAGTTCTTCGTGACGGTCCTTCCCAAATTTGATATGAAAATGAAGCACCCGGTCCTGGGTCGCAAGCCGCACCTTCGCAAGGGCACGACCGACGTCTTCAAGTTTGATTGGTCCGAGGCCAATCTCCGCAAGGGGATCCAGGGAGGCGTGACGCTACAAGTCGGCCCGGACACGACGCTCGATGTCATCGGGGAGTTCATCCTCAAGCGAATTGGTCCTGAATAATTGAGGTCCTCAAATTAAGGGCCGAATTTGTCGACAAGAAGCTGACACTGGCCCAGTCAATCGCCCGGGCCCGCGCAATGAACGCGGCCTTGTTGTTTTGAAATACGATACCGTATCCTTTTCTTCCGGGCAACTCTTCGAACGAATCGTAGACTCGCATCGCGTCCCGTCCAAAGCACGTCGAAGGCAGGTACACATCACAGGCCCCTATCATCCCCTTGTTCCGCGTCGTAGCGACCGTCCCTCCATCCGAAAGTGAATAGACCTTGACGTTAGGATCGGTCAGATCCCGGATCGCATATCGGGCATCAGAACGGTGCCGGGCCCAAATTTGAAATACGCCATTAATTTTGATTTTCTTTTCATCGGGCGTGTGAAACATTGCACTTACGGGCTCGGAGTGGATTAGATTCAGACCCCGGACCCGTTTCCGGGGCGAGCCCTTCCCATCACTCTCGAACAGTTGGGGCAGAATGAAACAGACGTAGTCGGCGAAGTCGGCCGCATGGTTCAGGAAAGCCAGGGCCAAATGACCCCGAAGACCAAACGGCGGGTTCCCGAACACGATGTAGCGCCCGGGTGGTGCGGTCCACGTCAAAAAGTCCTGACGGGTCACGGCCTCGTGGCGCGGTTCGATATCGAATGCGATCGTTCCGGGAGGAAGGACCTTGAGAAAACTGCCATCGCCGGCCGAAGGTTCGATAAACTGGTACTGTTCCATGTCATCTGGGACCACGAGACGAAATGCGCTCCAGCACGTCCGGACCAGGTCCGGGGGCGTGAAGAACTGATCCTTGTCCTTGGGTGAAAAGTTGGCGTAATCTATCGGTCGATCGATCATTTTCAAAAGATCGAAAAAGTACTGACCGGGCACGTTCCCAAGCTCGACCCAACGCTTCACTGTACCCGGGGCCAAATTGAGCCGTTCGGCTACATTTTTGGACCCGTACCGTTCGAGAGCTTCCTCGAGCTCTTCCATACCTAATTACTAAAGGCTTTTCTTTATGGTCGCTAGAGTTTTGGCCTTCATTTTTCGAAGCGGGCTCAGGTGATTCAGGACGTCTATGTCCTGGCGCTCGAAGTTGTATTCGCGCAGGGGTTCGATGTCCCCGTTCTCGGCGTATTGGCGCAAAAGCAGAAGTTCATCGAGACACAAGGTCTTACCTGGGGTTCGCGAGGCCATGAGTCCTATCCGCTTGGCCCGCATACACGCGTTTTGGTACTTGGTCCAGGTGGACCCAGGACGGAGGGGAGGTTTGAGGGTGTGACCTATTTCCACGGCCGGAAGGAGCGTCCCAAAGATGTTGTAATATGGAAACAGGTCCCAATCTCCCGCGTAGACTCTGGACTCGAACATGTCGGCTATGCTAAACAGGTCGGCTACTTGGGCGTGGTCGCATTTTTTTGAATCGACATAATTTTCATGCAAAATTGAGACGATGTTTCCGGGCTCCTGAATAGAGTGACCTATATGATTCACGGGATTGGTCTTCGTGAAGAGCGATACGAGATCGGTCACGAATTCACGAGGGCCTTGGAAATCGTCGGGCGCGTCCCCATTGAAATCGAGGCTCCGCAGAGCATACCTCAGATCCCCGCGACAGCTTTTAACGACGGCCTCTGTGACTCCCGGGGCGATCTGACGGATTTCGTCGGGTGTAGGCACCGGAAAATCATATGTCGCAATTTCAAAACTAAATTTGACAGGGACCTGGGACACCACACAGAATATACCGTTGGTGGGTGGGCCCGTAATTTCATGGATTCCGATGAGGTCCGAGACGCACTCGTACTCGTCCAGAATCACATGTGTATCGGTCCCTTGAATTTTCAACAAAAATTCGATCGTACTCTGGCGACTCCGAAGAATTTCGTGAGTCAATTCGACATGGGGCTGGAGGGCCCGCGTCACGGCCCAGGTTTTTCCGATGCCCGAACGGCCCAGGACACAGACGGCCGGACCGAGCTTCGTGAAAGCGTGTTCGTTTTTTTGTAGGGGAATTTTAGTCAGGAATTTATCCATGGCCGATGATACCGAGAGTGAAGAGTCACTTACGAAGCAGGTCCTAAATATGATCCTCGAAAACAACGCACTCAGGGACACGGCCTTCCCTTACCTAGCAGGCTATCTTGTTTTTAACATCATCATTTTGGTCCTGCTAATTTATATCTCAATAAGAATTAGCCTACGATGAAGGACGCGGTTCGTCTCATGCGTTCTCGGGACGGCGTACACAAGTTCAGGGCCTTGTTTCCAAATGGACGGGCGGTCAGTTTTGGTCTAAAGGGTTACTCTGATTACACGATTCACAAAGATAAGGAGCGGATGAAGCGTTATCTGACGCGTCATCGGCGCCGCGAAAATTGGGGCCGGTCCGGAAGGTACAAGGCCGGCTTTTGGTCGCGGTGGGTCTTGTGGTCTCGCCCGAGCCTACGGGCCGCGGTGGCCCAGACGAGCAAGGTTCTAGGTCGGCCCATCAGAATGGCCTGATTTTGGGAGCGGCGTTCACGCGCTGCACGAGGCTCCCATGGGCCTTGTTGGCCGCGTTGCGCATTTGCTTTATGGCTGCGTTCGTGGCGGGGCCCGGACCCATCCGGGCTCTAATCTCATTCTCGGCCCGCTTCAGACCGGCATTTTTCATTTGATTCATTTTTGCGACGGCGAGTTTTTTGGCCTGATTCTGGGCCCGATTCGCCAGAAGACGGGCCTGGTTGAGCGCCACCTTTTTCGCGCGGTTCGCGGCGGCGGCGCCAAGTTTCTTGGCGAACATTCCTGCGACGGCCGACATTTATGCAATAGGCTGAGAAAAATCTACGGGTTGCGTAGTGGACGCGGCCTGGGAAAGGGCCGCGCTCAGGGTCGCGAAGGCCTCGGGAGTACGGCGCACGTCGTAGTTCATCGTGGCGGTCGGCGCGATCCCGATGGAGCCGGCCTCGGCGAACGCATCCTGATTCGCGCCCAGATACACAAAGTTC